AGCGATGGTGCCGAGGTCGAGCGCGGCGGACGCCTGAAACGGCAGGTTGGCGTCGCTGGTCACGCCGAACACCTGGATCGTCTGCGAGCCGAAGACGTACAGCTCGCGCAGGTTCTCGTGCACCGCCACCACCGGGTCAGGGCGCGCGTCGGCGGTGTTGAAGTTGAGCGGCGGCCAGCTCGTGTCGTTGCCGTCCCCCAGGTCGCTCCAGAAGAACTGGTTGAGCGCGCCCGGGTACACGTTGTTGCCGACGACGTAGTTCGCCAGCTTCGCCAGGTGCGTGCACCCGAGCGGCGGCTGGTTCGTGCCCACGACGTAGGCGGCAAGGCGGGAGGAGAGCGCGGCCGCGCCATCCCACGTCTGGATCTGCCCGCCGCCCGCGATCATGAGGCGCAGGCTGTCCTCGGCGAAGGTGACGCGCGCGGCGTTGCCGTCGAGCTGCGTGGTCACGTCCGACGTGGACAGAACCGTCTTGACCAGCGACGCGAGATTCTTGGCGACGATGTACCGGTCGGCGCGGACGTAGACGAGGTAGTCCTGCCGGTCGACGGGGTTCGTCCAGACGTACATGCCGATGACGGCGGCGCCCGACGTCTGGGCGTTGTTGGCGGGGTCGAAGACGGCGTTCGTGATCCCCGGGCGGACGACGTTGAACCCCTGGAGGTCCGTCAGGAAGTTCGTGACGACGCGCTCCTGCCCGGCCTGATCTTCGGCCGATGCTACCTGCCCGTCGGTGATGGGGATGTCCGCTGTTGCCATGCCGTGACCTTCGCCAAGGTCACGAGGCCGGCGGGCGGGGCGCGGCTCGGGCTACGTCTTCAGGCTATCACCGGCTGCCCGAGGCGTCACCGGTTGGTGGAATTACTGGTCAGCTTGGCCGCTAATTCGCGGTGGCGGCGCGCCCCACCTCGTACACCTTCCCGTCGATCGGATTGAACTCCAGGATGAGGTTGACGCGGTTGCCGGTGGCAGGCGCGACGGCGCCGCTGAGCTTGTACTGCGCGTCGAACGTCCACGTGACGGCGCCACCGCTGGCGTTCGAGCAGATGAGCGACCACTGTCTGCCGAAGCCGGTGGCCGAGATGGGGCCGACGGTCACGGTGATGGCCGCCGTCGCGACGATGCGGACGGAGGGAGTCTCCAGCGGCAGCGGCGTGACAGCGGACGACGTGCCCAGCGAGTAGTTCACGGGCGCGCCTGTGCGCGAGTCGGCCATGGCGAAGGCCGACACGCTGGTGACCTGGGAAAATCCCGCCGACGAGCCGAGGCTTACCGCCGTCGCGCCGCCGAAGAAGTTTCCCGCCTCGTACAGGCTGGCGGTCCCGCTGATGCTGATGCTGGTTCCCGCCGAGGAATTCAGACCCGACCCCACTACGAAGACCGAGCCGGCGCCAGAATGGGCGATGTCACCGTTTGACTGCTGCAGCGTACTCCCGACGACGCTGAGAAACGCCGTGCCACCGAGCGAGATGTTGCGGGAATTCGCGTCCGTGACGTACGTCTGTAGCGTTGACGATGCGATGCTGATCGTGTTGAGCCCCGCGCTACGAAGCACCGAATATCGGTAACCGGTGGCGCCGGTGGAGACGCCAGTAGAGACGTTTACGAGGGAGACGGCTACCGTCGCCGACGTGCCCAGGTTGAGAGCTGCGCCCGTCGAATTGGTGGCGTGCAGGATGGACAGGCCCGAGAGCGTGAGCGCCGTCAGGAACGATCCGCCCGTGCTGATGGCATGCTGCGCGGCGGCGGTTCCGGTGAGCACCGACGCGCCGATTCCAGCGCCCACGAACGAGATCCCCATGGCCGATGAAGGGCTGACGCTCAGCGCCGAGCTGATGAGGTACGTCCCAGGCGGGAACAGAACGCACCCGCCGCCGGCCGCCACGCATGCGGTCACCGCGGACTGGATCGCGCTCGTGTCATCGACGATGCCGTTGCCGACTGCCCCGTAGTTCTTCACGTCGAACGCCAGATCGGCGATGACCGTCTGGAGGTTGCGCGCGACGGCGCCGGTGCCCGGAGCGAGGTACTGGCCGTTCGTGCCGCCCAACGACGTTCCGATCGCCGTAAACACGGCGTCCGCTGTCGTCGCCCCTGGCCACGATGCGTTGCTCACCTGCACCAGCTCCGCGCGGTCCCCGTCGATGCGCGTGATGTCCTGGAGCGTGGCGCCCGCCTGGCTCTTGATGATCGCCCGCAGCGGCGCGGCCGTGTACACCGGCAGCGGCGTCTTGCCGGTCGCGTCGAGGGTGATTGGCTGGGAGAGCGCCTGGGTCAAGCCGTCGTCGGAGTACACGGTCACCGGGGTCAACGTGCCCGGCTGGTAGAATTGGACGGTTCCGGACGCAGCAGCGGCGCCATAGCCCGAGACGTAGAGCGAATCGAGGACGCGGCTACCCATGGTCGATTTTCCTTGCTTTCGACGGTGGCGAGTCTATTGTTGAGTCGATTCCAACAATGGGCTCAAGGGAGGTTCCGATGCGCGCGCTGTTTTGTTTTAGTGTCATGTATCTCATGGGTTGCGGCGGCCTGGCGGTCGATGGTGAATCCTCTCCGCTGACGGCTCCCGCCTGCGCCGACGTCTCGCCGGTGGGAGCCGCGCAGAACTGCGTCTCGTCGCCGGGGCACAACGGGCCGAGCCCGACTGTCACCTGCCAGTCGAATCACGACGGCGTGATCGTCCCCATCGTCGGCTGCACGATCGATCTGCTGGCTGCGCCCGGCGTGCCTTACACAGCCCTGTGCGTCCAGTCCTGCGAAGACGCCGAGCTGTAATTTCTGGTCAGGTTGACCAGTATTCATCGGTAGGTGCCCCGCCCGCGCTGGTAGTAGGGGCCGTAGGACATGGCCCCGAATGGCACGAGCTGCACCGGCCCGCGCTCGCCGTCCTGCTCGAGCACGCGCTGCCGCTCGCTTTCGAACTGCGTGGCGAAGTACGTCACGCGGTTCATGTCGAGCCCGTAGGCGGGGGCCAGATCGGCCGACAGGCCCAGGACCAGCGCGCGGATCCACATCTGCGGCACGTCCAGGGTGTCCGCGTCGGTGTTCTGATCACGCGCGCGCACGACGGCCTGGTACTCGATGGTGTCGCCCGTGTTCGCCGGCACCGGGTAGAGCGTGAGCGTGAGCTGGTTCAGGCCACCGGTGTCGAGCGCCTTGGTGACGAGGCACATGTTGGGGACGCCGGTCAGCGTGCGGTCGCCCAGCGACTCGTAATCGTCGTTGCTCATGGGCGAAATGACGCTGCCGCTCGTCTGCCCGGCGACGAGGTAGCGCGCGGGCGGGTCGATGTCGTTCACGTCGTCGGTGAGCACGTAGGCGGCCTGGTTGGCCACGGTGGTTAGCGTGCGGCGCGCGAGGCGCCAGGTCAGGATGCCGTCCGCGTCCATGCTCTTGACGAGCAGGTTCAGCATGTCGTTGGCATGCGCCACCAGCGGCGCGGCGTCCTGCGTCGGGTTCGTGCTGCCGGGGCCGAGGGCGCCCACGTTGGTTAGCGCGAGCTGGACGATGCGCTGCCGGTTCGGGAGGTAGCTGGACGTCGCCGGGACGCTCACCGGAACGTCCCCGCCGGGTAGGGAAGCCCGTAGGTCGAGCCGACCCAGCTACGCGCGCCGTTGAGTCCGTTCAGGCTGTTGCCGGCGTTCTGCTGGCCGCCGTAGTCGGCGCCGCCGATGCCGAAGGTAGTGCCCAGGACGCCGAGCGGGATGCTGTTCGCCTGCGCGTGCTCTGCCTGCTGCGCCGCGACCTGCGCAGCGTTGCCCCAGTAGCCGCTGCCGCCATAGCCCTGGTTGTTCGTCGTGAACTGCTGCTGATTCGCGCTGTACGACGCGGTGCCGGGGGTCGCGTATGCGGTCACCATGGCGCCGACGTGGCGCCCGTCCGGTCCGACCGGGCCGGCGTTGCTGTCCCAGGTCTGGTAGGGCACGCCCGTCGACTGTGGCGCGGCGGTCGGCGCCGGCGCCACGGCTGGCGTGGTGGTGGCCTGCGGCGCGGGTGGCGCGGCGCTGGGGGCAGGCGCTGGCGCCGGAGTTGGGGCAGGCGGGGGTGCGAACGTGGCGTTGTAGCCGCCGTCCCACGCGCCCGGCGCGCCGAACGCGCCCAGGTTCATGTTCACCGGCCCCGTGCTGCTCTGGCTCAGTCCGCCGCTCGGCGCCTGCTGCTGGAACGTGCCCGGCGGGTACTGCGGGTTGGTGTCCGGCGCCTGCTGCCCGGCGGCGCCCGATGTCACCGGCGGCGGCGCGGACGTACTGGTTGTCTGCGCGCCGGGCGTGGCGGACGGCGCCTTGTCGCCGGTGGGCGGTGTCGTGCTCAGATCAGACGTGTTCGTGCCCGCCGACGCGCTGGACTGCCCGCCCCCGAGGCCGGGTGCCTGGAACGTGCCGGTCGGGTACTGCTGCTGCCGGTAGCCGCCCTGCCCGCCCCCAAACGAGGGGAATCGACTCTGCTGGGGCTGGCCGGGGACCTGGCCGTACTGCCCGAACTGGTTGTAGGACCCTTGCTGTTGCGCCATGGCTACACCTGAAAGGGAAAGCCGCCACCCCGGAACATCTGTCCGATGATAGCAGCGTCGTCAGCGTTCCAGTCGAATGGATTCACGGCAGCGGGCGTCGGTGGCGCGGGCGGCGTGACCCCTGATTGCGTCACGAATCGACGCGGCGGTGGCGCCGGTGAGTCGTCTAGCAGCCAAATCGACTGCGCCAGGTGGCGGCGCGGCCACCCGAGTGGCGGGTTGTCGGGAGCGACGGGCGGCGGCTGAACGCGCCTGCGCGGCGTCGGCGGGTACTCGTCGGGCTGCCACTGTGTCAGCGCCGCGAGCCGCCGAGGCCATCCCAGCGGCGGATTGTCAGGTGTCTGCGTCCCGTTCTGGATCGTCGCAGACCGCATGCCCATGTAGACGAAGTACGGATCTTCTGCAGGGGCGAGCTGTCGGCGGCGGTAGGGAACGAACGAGGCCACGGCGCCGTTCGGGTCGGTGTCGTTGTTGGCCAGCAGCGCCGTCGAGTGCGCGGCGGCGTCTGTCGATGTGCCCGCGCTGGCGTAGAATAGAGCGGCGAACTGCGGCCCGTTAAACGACTGGACACCCGCGGCGGCAAGGCAGCCGAGGCATATCCTGTTGTTCGCATAGTTGGTGAACCCAACATCGATGGCGGCGCCGAGCGTCGGGTACGTCGGTGCGAACGGGCTGGAATTGACGCTGGCTGCGACGCCGTCGATCCACAGCAGCAACCGATTCGTGTTGCTCGCCTGATTGGTGTTCTGGACGGCGAAAAAGTGATGCCGACCGGGGGTCACGTCGAACCAGGCGGCCGTCC